AAAAAGATTTAGAAGCTAACTCAGAGTTTAGAATTAAATATCCAAGAGGTGAGTTAGGTCAATCAGCTGGAGAAGCAGAGCTTTTTATGATTGTAGAACATGTTAGTGGTCTACTAGAGGATGTAGAAGAAGAGATTAAAGGCATGAGAAACAACGCAGTTAACATAGAATTTTTAAAGAAAAGAACAGAGAAATTAACTGAAGACGTAGAGAAACTAATTAGAAACGGAAGTGGTAAACATCAATGATAGAAACTGTATTCGCACTTATATTAACTTTAAACGGAACAATGATAGAGCATGTATACAAACCCAACCTCAGCGATTGTTTGAAATCCAAGAGGATCGCGCAGAACGAGGTCAATCCGGAGAGAGTTGTATTCTCTTGTCAAAAAGTAAAGGCTCAAACAGAGATATACATGGACCGAAAAAAGATTGTTAAAATATTACCATAATGGAACCAATCTGTTACATATTTTTAATGCTATGGCTAATGGGGATATCTGAATAATGGAACCATTTATACCAGTAAATACTATCATAGCTTTCCTATTGCTTTGTGTTGTAATTTATGTAGGGTTAAACGATAACGATAAATTATGAAACTTACAGCTAACATAACTCTTGATGAGTTAACTAAGTCTCAAGTTGCGGAAAGAAAAGGTATTAACAACAATCCTAATCCACAGCAAATTGAGAATCTCAAAGCATTGGCTGTCAATATATTACAGCCAGTCAGATCTCACTTTGATAAACCATTAATTATATCTAGCGGCTTTCGTTGTGCACAGCTTTGCACAGAAATAGGTAGCAGTATTAATAGTCAACACGTAGCTGATGATGGCGCAGCTGCAGCAGACTTTGAAATACCTGGTGTAGATAACAGAGAGCTAGCTCTTTGGATCAAGAATGAATTAGAATTTGACCAGCTCATCTTAGAATTTTACCGTGATAACGAACCGACTTCGGGCTGGATACATTGTAGTTATTCAACAGACAAAAACAGAAATCAATCACTCAGAGCATTTAGAGAAGAAGGTAAAGTAAATTATAAACCATGGTTAGAATAGGTTATATAGACACCGTCCATGGTGAATGTCCTCATTGTCATGAGGATACTTTATTAGTTGCAATCGTAACTGATTTTTATAAATGCACTATGTGTGGTGAAGAAACTAGACAATACGTAAATGGATCTATCAAATATTTAAAACTAGACGAACGAGATAGAGAGTTTATTCAAAAATCTAAAGAGAACGACGAAAAAGATGGGTAAGAAAAAACCACTATTCGGAGTAAATAATTATCATAAACGTACACCAAAGAAACGTCCTGGTCGTCACGCAAAAAAATACTCAAAACGAACACCCTCTCGTAAGAAGTATCGGGGTCAGGGGCGTTAATGTTTGAGAAAGTTACAATAATAACGTTGTTATATTTAACAACACTAGGAGATATTAAACAAGAATCGTTTGAAGTTGTGTCAGGATCAACATGTGAATCTTGGTATCATCACAATGTAAAAGTACACGAACGTAAACAACGTAAGATGTTTAGTAATCTTTATTATCATGAGTACAAAGGTAAACAGGTTATTGGTTATATCTGTGATGATGAACCACCACAGTAGTTTAGAATCATTCTAAGTTGAACGTACAGGTTTACACTCAAACTTTACTGTAATTCTATCTCTATTAACAATCTCTTCTCCAACCTCTCTAGTCAAACCCATAGCATTAAGATAACCTGCGGTTGCACAGTCAAAATGGGTCTTATATTCACCAGCATCCATAGGGTCCATACACGACATTGTCATGGCCGAGCACACCTGGATTATTAATAAAAATTTCATTTGACCCCTTGCATATTTTGAGTTAATGTCCTATATTGACAACAATATAAATAATAAAAGAAAGGTTACAAGCTATGACAGACTTTAGCAAGTACAAAAACATAACGGTCGATAATGCCACGTATGAAACAATTACAAAGCTGCAGACTAAAATTACACCAGATGTAAAATTAAGTCGTAGTCAAGTTGTAAAAACATTAGCGAACGAGAAAGCGAGAAAACTAAATGGCAGACTTAGCAAATAGCGGTATATTTTTAGAACGTAAATTAACGCCAGAACAAAAGCTATGGAAAGCTGTATTATCTCAGGGTGTGTACGAAGCATGCTCAAAACGATACAATGCTTTGCCATTAACGTACGGTGAAATGAGATCAGCCCTTGAATGGATTGATCTAGGAAACAGAGACTTTGTACAAGTGTGTGTATTTGCAGGTTATGACCCTGCATACATATTCAGAAAAGCAAAGAATAAAGTAAACAAATGGAAGCCAAATGGTTCGTAGAATTTGTGATGGATGTGGTGGTAATGGATATCGAAGGATATGGAAAGACCAACACGAAAGAGAAAAAGTAACAATACAATGTTCGAAATGCGAATCGGCAGGGGAGATTGAAGATGAAGATTTTAGCTATGATTATAGTGGTCTTGACCATAACAAGTTGCAGTAAAACTTTTGAGCCCAACGACCTATTAGATCCAACAACAACTATTGTAAAAACTATATTGAAAGGAAACAAATGAAAACAATAATAATACTAGCCATAGTGGCTGCCTTATTTTTAACAAGCTGTACATACAGAGTCCAGTTTGGAAAAGCATGCACACCAGGACACTCTGAGTGGAGTTATGTTTGGTTAAAAGAAAAAGGTGAAGTTAACATATCGAAAGAGAACTGTAAAAAATGAACGACCCGTTACCAAACGACCTAGAAGAAAGAATCAAGACACTTGAGTTTAGAAACGAGGTGCTACACAAAGCAAATCAAAAACAACAAGACGAGATACTAGACTTGAGAGCCAAGATTAAAAAACTAGAACACGATGCAGTACAACAATTTAGAAATCAAGGAGAAATGTGAAAAGAATATCACTACACCATGAGTATGTTTTAAAGGGTACTTGCAAAGACTCTCAACTATATAAAATGAAAAGTAGAGATGATCTAAAAGAAAAGGTAACTTCTGTTCAACAATACAGACTATCTGAGAATAAACTTAACACAAGAAACGAGGACATAGATTTAAAATATTTTAAAGATGATCCTAGTATAAACAATGTATTGGAGGCGATTTCAGACATAACTAAAATAAAATTTAATTTGATAGAAGTGTGGGGTCAGTTTCAACATCCAAGAGAGTCAGCAAGAATACATGATCACGTGCATTTAGATGATATCTTTTATAAGAAAGAAACTACACCGAATCTATGTGGTGTGTACTGGGTGTCAGCGCCCTTGGGATCTGGCGACATCGTATTCCAATACAATAGAAATAGATATCATGAATCTGTTTTTAACATCACGCCACAAAATCACCATTTTTGTCTGTTTAAACCAGGGTTGCTACACTATGTTTTACAGAATCAAGCTACTAATCCTAGGATAGCAATAGCTTTTAATCTAAGAGCAAAAGATTTAAGCAAATACGAATGGTCACATAATGTGTTCGAAACAAATAGGTTCTAATATGAAAGCAAAAGATTTATTTAGATTGAAATGTATAATGAGAAAGTGCAGAGAAAGAGGCAAGTGGGATTTATTATCTAGACTTTGTTACAAATACGGAGTTACACTTGTAGGAGAAAAGTATTATGATTAGGACAATACCCGATACGATTGATTTGATAAAAAGAAAGTACAAAAGATTTATTGACGTACCGTTGTCATGGATGGAGTCCTTTGGTAGTTGGATGAATGGCTATGCATGGCGTAAGAGATGGTCCAACAGAGAAAAAGGAACTGGTTATCGTGATTAAAAACCCAGTAGCAAAAGAACTTAGAACAAAAAAATATAGACCCAAAGTGGTCAGAAACAAGAAAAAGTATGATAGAAAGTACAACGCAGCTATTGCGTATCATGAAATGCTAAAATTTTTTAGAAACAACAATGTCGATTAAACGTAGAATAAAATTCAAAGGTGACCGAGATAGGGGTACACGTGACGCCAATGGCGCTCCTCTGGACCTAAGCGATAATGCGAAAGCTAGCGACGACGCTCGGCGTAGCAAGGAGAGAGTGCCAGACGTGGTGTCTCCTTCTACGATATGGGTAAGCGAAGATGAAGAATATTGTAAACACTTAGCTAAATTTTTTAAAGGCGAATGAAAATACAATACGAACTATTTCCGTTGCCTAAACAAAAGATTCTTGAACATGATAGGTTTGATATACATAACATTGGCTACGATAAACATTACAAGACAGACTACAGCGTAGTCCCCAAACATACTTTTTTTATATACAAGACAGGTGGTATGAATAGATACTTAAAAAAGATGGGTCCTGTGTTTCCATACATAAAAAATGAAGTTACGGGCAACCTTATTTCAGTGTCTAGTACAAGCACCGATCATTATGTAAAAACAAACATTTCACTTCGAAATGGTACACAGCAGACAAAGGTTATAAGAATACATAGGGTAGCTGCTTTTGCTTTTATCCATAATCCCGATCCTGATAACTTTGCTGTCGTGCATCATAAGAATGGTAACGTATTGGACTATAGGTTAGAAAACCTAGAATGGACATCTCAATCTAGTAACATGAAAGACGTTGATAAGTCGGCAGATAAGTATAAAAATAGACATGCACTCTTGGAAGAGAAAGGACATAGCTTTGACTTTAAATTGGAATAAAAAATTTACCTATCCGAAATCCGTCCGGTCTCTGGTTAACGACGCTAGACACTACGAAGTGGGCGACGAGAAGCTACCTTCTGTAACCACGATTCTAGCAGCTACACAGAGCGACGAGAAGCGAGAGTCTTTGGCTAAGTGGATTGCTAAAAAAGGCAAAAATGAGGCAGACCGTATTAAGAACGAAGCAGGTAAAAGAGGTACAGCCATGCACAATATTATCGAGCATCATGTGGCTGGAAATAACATCCTAGACATGACAGAGACGGGTCAGGAGGCCCATCGGATGGCAAAGGTGGTCATCGACAAAGGATTTAAGGATTTAGAAGAGATATGGGGCTCTGAGGTAGTATTATCTTATCCAGGGTTGTATGCCGGCCAGACAGACTTATGTGGTATTTATCAAGGACGCGAAAGTATAATTGACTTCAAGCAATCGAACAAGCCGAAAAGAGAAGAGTGGATAGAAGATTATTACTACCAAATGGTGGCCTATGCCATGGCTCACGATTGTATTCATGGTACTAATATAGAACAAGGCGTGATCATGATGTGTACACCCGATTTATTTTATCAACAGTTTGTCTTAAATGGGGCAAGATTTAGGCAATATAAGTGGAAATGGCTCTGGAGATTAAGTGAATACTATAAAAACAAGTGATATTTGTAGTATTTGTAACTGTTTGTAACGTATTTGTAACCACGTAAGTCACTGTATTATAAGGATATTTTTATTAAAATTACAAAGTTACAAATATTTTAGGATATTTGAGGTATATATATATCTAATTAATAAAATATCTCTTATAAAGGTAACTATGAGAAGGAAGAAAAGCAAATATAAACATACTACAATCGGCGGCAAGAAGTATTATTTCTACAAGATAGTCTGGCACGATCCGTGCGGTGACGCTGGGCATGCAGAGATAGAAGAAATGAAAAAATTATTACCGGCTACAATGATATCTCAAGCATATATATTTGCAAAAGATAACAAGCACGTCTGGACGTTTGCAAGCTATGATTCAGAGTCCGCTGTATTTTCTGATAGAAATGTTTTTCCAAAATGTATAATATCTAAAATGGAGAAAATTAAATTATGAAAAGAGAAAAAGGTAAAAAGTACGACGGTATAACTAGACCAAGCAACGAAGCGTATAAGAATGGTTGGAACGAAGTCTTCTTAAATAAAGTTATGAAGAAGGAAGTTGATATCAACGGTACAGGCACACACAAATACAGAATTAAATACGGACCAAATAAAGGCAAAGTCCTGTAATGGCTATGAATCTTTTTGAGATTCTGGTTTTGATAGCACTCGTTCTTTTAATTCTTTTTCATCAACACCCTCAAGGATTGGAGAATACTCATCAATTATCGTCTTCATTCGATTCTCTAGTTCTTCAGACGTTAGATCTTCAAGCTTGCCGGTACGAATAATTTTTTGTTCTATGTAAAGACCAGCTGCTTTACCTCTTGCAACTTCAGCGTTTACAGCTGCAGACCATGCACCTTTGTTTAATGCTGCCTGTCTAATCTTACCAAGTTCAGCTATATGCTTACCGTAATCTACTTCATACTTCTTGTTGTATTCATCCCTGATCTCACCAATGTATTTAACAACCAAAGGATATTTCTTTGGTGATTGTAGTTCTGATGCAGTGATAGTCGCTCTATCCTTATTGTATCCGGCTTCGATAGCACACTCTGTTGGTGTCTTACGACCTTCATTTGTCACAAGCAGTTGTGCAAATTTAATTTGCATTTCTGTAAGTTTCTTTGGTAAACCCATAATTGACATATAAGGTAATATAGCGTACAAAGCAATAGGGTATTGGATGGGAGACTGGATAATACCCCATATTATGTTAAGCGGAAAGTTATTAAGACAGACACTAGATAAGTTTATGAAAGGTGAAGTAGCACAGAATGCAAGAGTGCAAGTGTGTTTACCTAACGGTGAGATGTATGACATCACAGGCATACAGTTGATGGAAAATAAACTGATAGGAGTCAGAGAATCACACAGACTAGTCATCACAATAGACAGAGAAAGCTGGCGTATGGGTAAGGTAATTAAAAAGCTGTAGTTACGTTGAAACCCGAGAGAAAATTGTGGCTAGATTTGAAGAAAAATACGCCAACAATATGTTGGAATCGTATTGAAAATTTGGCAGTTCCAGGGCTTCCTGACCTGCTTGGATATAATAAACACCAACACTTTTTTACAGTTGAGTTGAAAGTAACACGAAGTAATAAAATACGCTTCTCACCACATCAAATTGCGTTTCATGTGCAACATCCTGTAGATACATTTATCTTGGTAAAGTCTCTCGCTACTAGAGACTGGAAACTTTACGAAGGAAAAGTTATTCGGGAGCTTGCGGCTTGTGGCTTGTCGCTTGAAGCTTGCCGCTCGGGGCTTGTCGCTTGCTGCTTGCAGCTTGAAGCTTGCGGCTCGTAGCTTGAGGCTTGGCGCTCTGGACAAACCGTTCAGAGTTATACGCGTGGAGCCCAGAGGCATCCACGCTAAAATTATTGGCTACGAATTTCTTCTTACCCATACATCTCTTCGCAGTAGCCATTTAGATCCAGGTTGTCCTGATAGTACCATTGCACACGGTCGCTTCCCCACCAGCCAGTTACCTGTTCCCTGAACGTGTCTACCCAGATAGTAGGGCCGCCTCCTGCCACGAGGATCTCGGCACCCAGGAAGCTCTTGTCACGGTCCACCAGATACCTGATGTCATACGTATTCTCCATCCATGCGCTCGCAGTCTTGCTATCTTTGCCTTCAGGATTGCCTGCAGTGATCTCGTCCGCAATGTCCCGGACCATTCTACGAAGCTGCTGTTCGCATGTCTCTCCTTTCCTGTTCTTGGATCTCTTGAGCGGCGTGCCGCTCTCTTCAAATTTTACTTCCATATTATTCCTTTCTATCTACTGTTATATCACCAGATTGTGGCAGGCTTGTGGCTTGACGCTTGCCGCTTGCAGCTCGCTGCTTCTTTTTTCTTTTTAGCCAGTAGCCGGCGTCCAGTCGCAATGTCTTCTGGGCTGCCAGCTCTTTAAATGTTAATGTTGTCCATTTCATAATTATTCCTTTCTGATTGGCCAAGAAGCCAGCCGCGTTATTTAACGGAGCTTGCTCCAGCTAACTTGACCCCAGATCACCGGTGCGCACTCTCTTAACCCGAAGGCTGATTGTTCTTGTCGGTGATCAGGGCTCAAGGGCGCAGGTGTGCGTAGGCGGGGATCTTCCTTGCATGCATGCCTGCATACAATCCCTGTCATCAAGACTCGCGACCTATGCTATAGAGTTTATTTCCTCACTCCAAGCGCCTCTGGACCCGAAAGGACTACAGCACGCTGGGAGATGAACACCCATTTGGCTGTATTCCTAACACCATATAAACACTTGACAAACTTTTGTCAATAGGATATTCATATATTTTATTAACTATAACAGAAAGGACATAATGTCAAAAGTACGTATGAATACCGAGTACAGAAACAAGTTATTCAATAGAATAAAAGATGTTTTTGAAAAGGAAGAAACGCAAGAACGTCAAAGTTTTTTAGAGGCAAGAGAAAACTTTGAGAACAAGCAGACGACAGCTTTCGAACTTGCAAGACAAGTTGTAGAGAGGTCTTACCCAATGGAAGATGTAAATACTCTACGACAATTCAAGAAGAAGTATGGCGACCCATGTGATGTAGTTGCAAAAGACAAGTGCTTCTACTTTGCTCACAATGAAGATGTTGATGAAGATGGCGACCAAAAAGAAACTAAATCACATTTTGATTTTGGTTTGTTTGGCAATCTTAATGGTAGTGAGTATGGCGATAGTGATGATAAAGACCACTTTGCTCACGCATATTATCGTGAGGAACTTAAAGCTAGTGGCTTGAACGCAGATATAATTGCTCAACAAAGTGGCAAGGACAGCAACCCACACAAAACGAAACACATAGACGCTAACAATAAGTTTCTAGGTAAAGGTCGTTATAGTGATAATACTGGCATGACAGCAAAATTTGATGAACAATTTTTGCTTAGCGTTATCGGTACTAGTCATTGTCGTTCAAGAGCAATCGCTTGTACCAAAGACGAGTATCAACAATTTGAACAATGGCGTATGGCTAAAGCCAATGTTGTTTCCACACACCAAACTTGGATTGATAGTATCAGCAAACAAACTGACCAATTAAAAATCGGTTTGAAAGCGTACAGATATTTAAGCGAGGGGATTGAGTTAGCAAAAGAACTTGGAATAGAATTAGACGAGGCAGAATTAGTTAGAACTAACTCTACTGGCTTGACAATCTATAATCCAACGAACTTGGCAAACTTAATCAAAGGTATGAAGAACAAGACGCAGACTAGAGAACAAAAGATTGCGTTGCGTAAAGCATACGAAGCAAGTCTAAATTAAGACTTGACAATAAAGGGGATATCCTATATTATCCCCTTTATAAACAGAAAGGACATAATGAAAGCAAATACAGAAATAAATATACCACAGAACTTTTACATAACTTATTATGCAAACAAGCATGAAAAGTTTATAACGAGGAAAGGTACGTGGACTAAACCAAACTCAGATACGCAAGGAAAGTATTTTGTATCTAAAGACGGCAAGCCATGTTTCGTCTATTATGATTTAGACGCAGACGGTTGGCGTATGGCAACTTGGGCAATGACAATTAAGGAGAGAGCATGAGTGAAACTATTGCAAGATTGTTAATGGTCTTAGTTGGATTTGTTGTGGCAATGTTAGGATTAATTTACGCAATCCACACGCAAGACGTATACTTAGGTATATTGATTATGGTTGGTGGTGTTGCGTCAATGTTATTTGGGTTACCGTCATGAGTTATATTTGGTGTCATGGACCCTACTGCCATACTCATCAAACCGTAGATAGGGTACGAGGAACTAAAGGTTCTAAAGTTCTACGAACTAGAAAAATAAAAGTATATGAGAATGGCTACAGTGGTTTCTACAATTATTTTTGCAGTAATCATTGTTACAACGAGTTTGCAAATAAATATGTTGAACAAATCGTAAGGATAGCACCGAGGACCGAGCCGCTCGAAACACCATGCGAGGTCAACACAGAAACAAGAACTGGTTGGGACGGTCGTGAGTATTCATATAAAACCGTTGACAAGCTTAGTAATGTAGGATAGTATAGGACTATGGAAACAAAAACAAATAAAGACTACACAAGAAGAAATCGTTTCACAGGTGAGACGATTGAACTAACAGAAGAGGAGGCGATTAAACATGATCAAATATTTTATCATGAGGCTCTCGCCACTCTTGAGGATAAACAAAAAGGCTACGGTGCATCTAAGCACTGGGATATTATGCGAAAGCATTTAAATTGGTTTCGTAAGAACAATGCCAAAGCATACATGGTATTATTAGATTAGCCACAACTGTGCGCCGCCCTGCGGGCGGCGCGCATAGAGGTACCACGACCATTGCAAATTTCTAAAAAATAAAATACTATAACCCAATATGGACACGCAAGGGGTCCCATAACTATACCCTTTATGCCAAGTTTTATATCTTTATAGTGGTAAAATACTTGCTAGGTTTCAAAATTAATCCTAAAAAATTTTGCAGAAAATTTTTTTGAAATGAAAATAGATTTAGAAAAGATAAAGAGATTACCCCCTGATGTAAGAAAAGAGTTTATGAAGACCTATCTTCAGTTCTCTGAAAAGAAAAAAGAAGCTGGCATAAGAGATGACTTCATGAAGTTTGTCAAACATGTGTGGCCAGACTTTGTTGAAGGATCACATCACAAAATTGTTGCTGAAAAATTTAATC